GGATGGTACTTCAGGACATGGACATGTTGAATATAATGATGGAACACCAGAAGTTGGATTAACTACAATAACAGATTATAATAGAGCATATAGGAAGTGGCAAGATGAAACAGACAGACTTACTACTGAACAAATAAGAATAGAAAAGGAAAGACAAGAATCAATAGATTGGACAAAAACTTTAAGAAAATGGAGAAATATCTACTTAGAAGATAGTGATTGGATAGTTGCAAAATCTCTTGAGGCAGGTGTTCCAGTACCAGACGAATGGAAAACATATCGACAGTCATTAAGAGATATTCCTAATGGTTTAGATGCAAATACTATTGAAGCAATGGCTGAAGCAGCACAAACTGGAGTAGGACATACTGGATGGCCAACTGCGCCAGGAGGTTGGACTTTTTCTTAAGTATGAAAATAATTGATGATTTTTTAAGTGATGATGAGTACCAAAATCTTTTTTCATTCATAACAAATAATAATTTTCCTTGGTTCTTTGGTAATGTTATAACTGATAGTGAATCTTTACAATTTACTCATTGTTTTTATCAATTTGATATGCCAACTCAATATTTTCAGAACGTAGAATTTTTTAGAGAGAAGTTGGAAATGGCATCTCTTGTTAGAATAAAAGCAAATATTAATCCTAGAACTGAAACATTACAGATTCATGATGATGCTTGGCATAATGATTTTGATAATATGACTACTGCAATTTATTATCTTAACACTAATAATGGATTTACAAAATTTGAGAATGGTGATAAAGTAAATAGTGTTGCTAATAGAATAGTAATATTTGATAGTAATCTGAAACATACAGGTACTTCCTGTACAGATTCTTATGCTAGATTATTAATTAATCTTAACTATTTTTCTAAATAATCAAAAACATTATGCCTGTTAAAATAAGACAATCTGGTACTTGGAAAACCGTTAGTGATGGTGCTGATGGTGCTGACGGTTCTTCAACATTACCACAGAATTGTATCATCATGTACTATGGAACTACTGCCCCTAATGGGTGGGCTATATGTGATGGAACAAGTGGAACGCCAGATTTAAGAAATAAATTTATTGTTTCTACTGGTAGTAGTTATTCTCTTGAGGCTCAAGGTGGAGAAAATAGTGTACAGCTCACCAAGCAACAAATGCCATCACACGACCATGATGCTGATGCATCAGTTAGTGATCCAGGTCACAATCATCAGTTAAAAGGTGGTGTTGATGATTCTGATAGTATGCCAGCTAGAGTTGCACCAAGTGATCAAAACTCTAATCTTCGTACTGATGCAATGAATGATGCAACAACAGGTATTGATGTTTCAATTGATATTGATAATGAAGGTAGTGGTAATGCTCACGAGAACAGACCACCATACTTTGCTCTTACGTTTATAATGAAAACTTAATTTAATGTTTAAAGAATTGATTTGGGTGAAGAAAAATTCTTTACCCAAAACCTTTTGTGATAAAGTAATAGAGAAATTTGAGAAAGAACCAAGAAAACACGATGGGGTTGTTGGTTCTAATGCTCCTAGAGTTGATAAATCTATGAAAGATACAACAGATATTAATATTACGAATGTTAGTGGATGGGAGGAAGAAGATAAAATCTTTTATAACGCATTGCAAGAAGGATTAGACGAATATGTTTCGTACTTAAAAAATATTCATTATAGATGCATTCCAAATCCTCAGTATAAGATGAAAGATGCTGGATATAAATTACAAAAATATGAACCTAATGGTTTTTTTGATTGGCATAATGATTGGTGTATGAGTGAGAGTCGTGGATCAAGAATCTTTGTTTTTATGTGGTACTTAAACACACTTAAAGTTAAGGATGAAGGATATACAGAATTTTTTGATGGTACAAGATTGCAACCTAAATGTGGGAATCTAGTATTTTTCCCTGCTACATGGACATATGTTCATCGTGGTAAGAGACCAAAGGTGTGTAAGTATTTGTGTAATGGTTGGATATATGCAAAATGTTGACAAATTTTGTATCTGTGGTATAATGCAATGAGTCATATTAGTGCATTAATGGACGAGGAATATTTAATGAAGTGTGTGGTTGATCCCACCAAGAAAACTTTTTATATCTACTCCAATGAGGGAGATAGTAAAGAAGTTGTATGTGATAATACAGAACAATTTATGAATGTGCTAAGTGTAGTACGTGCTATGTGTCCTGAAGATAGACTAGTATATACAGATGCATAAATAAATCGGCTATATTTTTTTCACCATGCGTAAAGTTAGAGAGAAACAGAACGGTAAAAAGTTGTGGATTGAGCGCAAGGAGAATGATAAAGAAACAACAGAAAAAGATTTTATTAAGATGCATACTGAGATGAATAATGATGCCCCTTAATTTGTTCTACTTTTTACCTAACTAAATAGAACATAGAAATATATTGAATATTTACCAATGGGTCTCAATAAGTTAGAGAATTTTATTAAGAATATCGAGGGTCGTATTCTTTATGTAAATCCAAATGATCTGGATGCTACAGATAGTATTGAAAATCAGGGAAACTCTCTTGCCAAACCTTTCAAGACGGTTCAGAGAGCACTTCTTGAAGCAGCAAGATTTTCGTACATTCGTGGTACAGACAACGATATTATAGAGAAGACAAGTATACTCCTATTTCCAGGCGAGCATATAATTGATAACCGTCCAGGATTTGCTATTAAGAAAGATGCAAGTAATCCTCTTCAAGCAAAAGCAGTTGCTCCAGGTGGTGCTCCTGAAACCATAGCACAAGATACCCTCACATTAAATTTAGATTCTAATTTCGACTTAACTCAGTCTGATAATATTCTTTATAAGTTTAATAGTATTCATGGTGGTGTTGTTGTACCTAGAGGAACTTCTATAGTTGGTCTAGATTTAAGAAAGACAAAGATAAGACCAAAATACGTTCCAAACCCAACAGATGCTAATGTTAAGAAAACTTCTATATTCAAGGTAACTGGTTCTTGTTATTTCTGGCAGTTTAGTATATTTGATGGAAATGAGAATGGACTAGTTTACACTGATGATTCTGATTTTAGTTCTAATAATCAGTCTAAACCAAGTTTCTCTCACCATAAATTAACTTGTTTTGATTATGCTGATGGTGTTAATATTGCTGCAGGTTATGATTTAACAGACCTTGACATGTACTATAGTAAGCTATCAAATGCTTATAATAGTTCTGCTGGTAAGGATAGAGGTATTAATGAGAAATATCCTGCTGATGCACTTGGATTCTCTAAACAGAGACCAGAATGGGAAATAGTTGGTGCATTTGCTGCTGATCCTGTCAATATTTCTAATATTGAATCTGGTGATGGAAGTAGTCCAACTACTGTTGTTACAGTTACAACAGCAACAGCACATGGATTAAATGCTGGTACTCCAATTAAGATTAAAGGAGTTACTACATTAGATTATAATATTTCAACAATAGTTCAGAATGTAACTGGTGAGAAATCATTTACATATCTTTTACCATTTGTAAGGACTGGTTTACCTGCTAATCCTAGTTCTTCTAATGCAACAGTAACTATTGAGACTGATACTGTTGCAGGTGCATCTCCATATATCTTTAACTGCTCTATGCGTTCTGTATGGGGTATGAATGGTATGGATGCTGATGGTAACAAAGCATCTGGATTTAAATCAATGGTTGTGGCACAGTTTACTGGTGTCTCACTACAAAAAGATGACCGTGCATTTGTAAAATATAACCCAGATTCAAGATTATATGATAGTGTTACAGTAAATCTTGCTAAAGGTTCTGCTCTTAATAGAGATGCATCTTCTACTGACCCTAAGAAAGTATATCATTTAGATAGTAAAGCAATTTATAGAAGTGGTTGGGAGACTAGTCATATTAAGATACAAAATGATGCTGTACTTCAGATTGTATCTGTATTTGCTATTGGATTTAATAAGCACTTTGATATTCAATCTGGTGCTGATGCTTCAATTACAAACTCCAACTCTAACTTTGGTCAATTATCACTTGTTGCTGAAGGATTTAAGAAAGATGCATTTGATAAAGATAACCATTGCTTTATAACAAATATTATTACACCAAAAGCAATAACTGAAACTGCTCAAGAGATTGAATGGCTTCCTCTTGATGTAACTAAGACAAAGCAAACAGGTATTTCTAGTCATCTTTATATTGCTGATTATACAGATAAAGATGATGCACCACCAACTCTTATTCAGGGTTATAGATTGGGTGCAAATCTAGAAGATAAATTGCATGTAAGTGTTGGAGCAGGAACTCCCACTTTTAATAG